TGCTCCAATGCCTCTTCAGGGTAATTATTGTAGGTAAAACACCATCTTTTACCTTGAGATACCCTCTTTTGGTGGAGACTAGTATTACCTCCACCAATCTCCATTTGCTCCATTCAAGAGACAAACTGGAGTATATAAGTAGTCAGTGTTTCTTGATGAAATGCCCATCAAGCGCAGAAGTTATGGACGCAAACGCCGAACGACTGCAAAGGCTCGCCGCCCTCGCCGTACTGCTCCGCGCTCTCGTGCGCTCAGTGCGCTCACTCGGAGGGTCAATAAGATCACTCGCGAGAACACTGAAAAGATCGTTACGACTTGGTCGCGGAACCAGCTCCCGATCCAGACCGTAGGCACCAGCGGCATGCCGTACGTGTGCCCGATCCCATACAATGCTATGGATCCTAACGATACCCAGGCCCCTGGCACTGGTGTGACTACTCAATGGCGGGATATCCTCGGACTCGCGGTCCAGCCATACTTTACCAAGAGCTTTCAGTTCGGTCATTCAGCCTCTGCGACGAACTCGAACCAGCTCCGCCACACAGGCGGCACTCTGAAGTGGCAAATGTCATCTACAGAGCCAGACTATACGAAAGTCACTCTGGCCCTCATTCGACCCAAGAAGGCGGTCGCTGACCAGCTAACAGCGGATAGGGGTCTCCTCGGCAACGGCACGATCCCCTATGGCCCTACCGGCACAGGCGGTAACTTCGGCGTTAATGTCGGCGAAGACTATGCAGTCCACAAGGCACAAGGCGGCTCATCTCAGACGGGCACGCCAGCCACTTACTTCGGGACGACCTTCAACCGTAAGTATTGGGACGTACTCTACCAGCGCGAAGTAGCATTCGGGCACCCAGGCGCTCAGGGGTTTGCAGGCAACACCTCGGCTAACAACTCTAGCCCCGCCAACAACGCCATCATCCACACGGGGACTATTAAGCTCCCCGCAGGCGGCCAGATTAAGTCTGTATCCCGCTCTGTCGACCAATCCGACGAAGCCGTACAGTTAGGCTTACTTGACCAGCGCAACGAGAACGCTTGCTACCTGGTCGCTATCCAGAACGGAGTGACAGCTGATTTAGAAGAAATTACTATGGGCTTTATTGTCATGGACTACTATACAGCCACGATCTAAACGATCGAACTATCGCACTGTTCCACAGGAACCGATAGATACATGCGTCAACCAACGCTCCGCAAGCAGCTAGTGCGCGGTTCTAGCTAATGCGCAACCTTTTTGCACTGCATGCGAAACTATCGAGCTCTCGATTGCTCTCTATCGTGCCGTCAATATTGACCACGTTCCACCGATCCTCAGACATCTGGGACTGATCGGGCGAAAAATTCGCAAATACAAATACATGCGGGCAGTTGCCACAGATGACGCCACCTTTGTACTTACCAGAATAAAAGAACATATCTTTGACATTCTCTAACGCCTCATAGGACACGTACGACGGGTCATGCGTCTTAGGAATATTCATGACGACTAATTCGGGGTAATCCCCGTCATTATCCTCCACGTAGGTACAGATACCGTTACGACAATCGGCCCCTTTCCCGCTAATAGGCACAGCTCCGTGCTTATGCGTCAAGTACTTGCAGAAAGTGGTCTTGCCGATGTTCCCTGCACTGGACCAGTACCAATGCAGTGTACGATCATTAGGGATCGTTTCGATTTCGGCCAAGATACCTTTCTGCCAAGGACGCAGCTGCGCTTCCGCTAGGCACACGAATGGCCGTTTAGGTTTCAAGGCGGGACTATAGCGCGTCTGACCTTCCTTCCCGCAATAGACGACGTTCTGCTTGCGATTGCCTTTAGCTTTCTCCCAGTGAATCTTACGCGAGAGCCCGAGCTGATCAGGCCTGATTTTCACTTGAGATTCGATATATCCTTGGAGGTGGGGCGTGCCGGATTCGCCCACCTCCATACCAATGATATATTCAAGCCCGGCCTTAGTATAATTGAGCACCATTTGCTCCAATGCCTCTTCAGGGTAATTATTGTAGGTAAAACACCATCTTTTACCTTGAGATACCCTCTTTTGG